TATTAAACTTCTGTACATCTTGCATTCCCGTGACTCGAAAGAACTCAGCGTCCGGCCCATATTGCTGATACAAAGTCCACACTTGGTCAAACACATATTTAAGGTGATTAAACACCTTATTAATAACTGCTTGCTGTTTATTCTGCGCTTCCACTCGATCAACGCCTGGAGCGTTATTACCCATATAGCGGTCGAATAATTCCTGTATATATCTTCGGACTTCTATATTTCCACCATCAAACCTTGGTGTATCTGCCCATCTAATCTCACCCGGTGTCCGATATGGCACTCTTACACCCGGCCCCCATTTAGTCGGGGGTCTTCCTAAAGGGTGTTCAAGCGGGGGCAAAGTTGCTAATGATTGACGATCAATCATTGCATCTGTCTCAATCTTGGCTACCTGCTGAAGAGGTTCTCCCACTTCAGGGATTGAGCGGGATGAGTAAAGTCTCTTGCTTACATTCTCATATTTGGTAACCACGAATGGATACTTGCCATGAGCATAATCCATAAGTTCATGCTTGGCATACAACTCAGGAATATCCGGATGAAAGATTGTGCAGTAAATACCGGGAACTCCATCCTCATCAAGCAGTCTTTGATAACAGTACACTATTCTAATAGTCTCATCGTCATCGCGGATTACCGCATCTTCCTGCCTAATGTTATACAGGCTATTATCTGCCTGTGTATGCTTGGCTTGATCCTTCGCTCTTTCCACAAACTCGGCATCCCATCCTTCAGAGTTAACCTTGGACTCCAACTGCTCAGGAGTCATGTGCAATACATGAAAGCAATAAGGTGCCTCCTGTGGATCTATTGTATAATTAGGAAAAATAACATCCTCGTCCGGTGCCAATGCTTTGATGCGGGGTCGATTTACGACCTGGCGGGTAACGGGGACTGTGGTTGTGCCATCCTTGCGTAGCTCGCGAAGCATCGCTTTTGCCTTGGACTTGGATACTTTAAATTGGTCTTTTAACGCGGCGGATAACTCCTCATCCATACTTCCATCCTGGATTACTTCTGCAATCTGCGGGAGCGCCTGTGCGATCTCGTCTAAACGGATGGTTTGTTGCTGTTTAAGTTCCTTGGAGTCCCAATATACATAATGTACCATCAGGCCCTTCTCGAAAAAGTGGTTTAATCCTAATTCCAATTGATCGTAAAACTCCTCCATCTTGGAGTTCATTAACCAACGAAGGAACATGGATATTACATTTGCACGCTCAATATCACCTGATTCCACAGGGGTTGCCACGATGTGTGCGGATCTTACCGCATTTGTAGTCATGGCCACGCACTTATTTATCTGATTGTCCACCATGCGAATCTCTTGATCACTCGCACCATCCCACGGGAATACCTCCCCTGTTTGACTCAGATTGGAATGTTTCTTGAAATCATCGGACTTTCCTGCCCATAGACAATTTCTTACATCGTAATCGCGCTGTCTACGGTCTAACCATTCGCCCAACTCCGACTGAGTCCTGCGGTAAGTTTCCGCAAGATAGTCAACATCAGGCTCTTTACTGACATAAAGTAATTCGTCATCGGCGGCAGACTGCATATGCGTAGCATAATGTAACCTTTTGTAGTTGACATGGCAAGTCAATATCCCCCGCCACCTGTACACATCAGGCTTCCACCACCAATATAGTCGGGACCGCTGACCATTAAATATCTGATAGTATCCACAAAATCCTTGAAATGCTCCTGACGGGAACTGCCTGTATACTCAAGCATCGAGCTAATAAAATTGTCACACCTGTCAGATACAAAGAGTTTCGGTCTGTTCTTCTCCGTCATTGGTTCCGTATCATCCCATGCTAGTGCATCATTGATTTTTGCAATACCCGCCTCCACTTCCACGCCCGGTGCGGGTCGCATAACAAAGTCAAGGTTCGCCATAGTGTTAATAATATTACTCTCCCCCTCCTTCTCGCGCACCGTGGCGGCTCCCATACGGGGATCAACTATTCGCTCGAATATATCCTCGCCCTGTTCCAAAGCCTCGAAATGCTCCTTGTATGCGGCATACCCCCATCCAAGCGGACGCTGTGCAGGCCCTGGTTTACCCACGCTCTTGCCCAATCCATTCACATGTGGCAATGCCCATTGACCCATTGATGAATCAGGGAACTCCCGGTACACATAGATCGTGCCATCCTCCAGGACTGCCGCCCATATCGCGACCCAAGGTTTTGATCCACCGGGATCGCATACAAAGTACCGGGTGGATCGTACCGTAGGATCGGCGATGAAGGGGATTCGTTCATGGGGGACAACATTAGTATCGCGGTTGAACTTAGGGAATCTCCCCTCCATCGCCTTGCTTGGGATGCCGTATAGTCGGGCAAGCTTCACTTCCTGCGGTTGTTTGGAGTAGGTTCGGATCAGTTCGTTGTAGTCAACAAAAGGGGACATCTCAGACCAAAAGTAATAAATTCGACAATCAGGCCAATTCATCGACACCTGTTCAACAGGTAACTCTCGACCCATCAACTCGCTATATCTCGACTCCACAGTCTCGGCACCCTTCAATAAACTATTAATCAATGGGGTCCATCCCTGCAAGGTCGTGAAGGTCAACAGCACCCGTCCATGATAGTCCACAGTTCTACCTCCCACCAATGTCTCGAAGATACTCTCAGGTGCCTCCTCATCCATATGAATGCAATGGGCTGACCATCCCTCGAATATCTGCGGGTCTGCCTGATACTGCCTATAGTTATTAAAAGATATTGTACTCCCCCGTTCCGCACCTGGTGTGGTTGGCGGTAGGATCGCCTTGGCGGAATTAAATCCATTCTTCTGTGTGTACTGCAAGGAATGGTTCTCGCTCTTCTTCTTTGCCCGCTTGTACCTCATAGGAAGTGCTTCCCATATGTACCGTTGGGCATCCGAAATACTGCGCTCCTCCGATACATGCAGAGAACGAATCTCCGCTTCAGGAATAGTCTGTGCCATATGCACAAGCAGACGGGAAGCGAAAGTAGTCTTTGAACTCCGGTTTCCACCAAGCACCACATGGATCTTATTATCCTTCCAATTATCCATCACCCGCCTCCATCCAGGAAGAGTCCAACCCCATTGGATTGGATCTTCCTTCTCCGACTCCGGTTGGTCCAATATCAAACGGGACAAAGTCTCTGCACGCTCCTGCGGTAGGGCATCTATCTCCTCGCTTGATAATGCACACGCAAGCTCGCCCTTCTCATACTTCAGGTCAGGTATCCACGGAATACCAAAGTGGGCATCTACCTCATCGGCGTAGGTTATCTTAGGCATACCCCTCCACTATCGTGCAATCCTTTGGATCTATGCGGAAAATTGGTTCTATATCCTCCGGATCGCGGGTTGCTCGCGTCCTGCCTCCCAACTCAAACTTATAGTCCCTGTTAAAATCCCATGTATGAAAACATAATGCATCCTTGCATCTGAAAATCAGAGTAAACTTCTTACCGCTCGTCTCGAATAACTGCTTGGCCGCCTCGATCTTCTTGTACGAAATCATGAACGGATACTGCCCATAGTTAATATTTAAACACTTTAACTCCGCCCATCCGTAGTGGTCACCTTTCTCAATGAGGAAGTCCACCTTGTACTTAATAGGATTGAGCTTATGAAATACGCAGTCCCATACCTTGCTCAAAAATCCACATACCTCCTTCTCATTATCGAGGTCCTGCTGTGTCTCGTACCTGGGCCTCATTATACGCCGCACATCCCTTCGCATTCTGCCATAAAGTCCCATGTGAGTTGGCCTTTGTCTTCGTCTGAATCAAAGTCGATCTCATCAAGTGGTTTGCATGAACGATGGAGATAGGCTTCCATTTTCATCGCTTTATCTTGTTTTGATAATTCTGTTATTTGTTTATCAAACAAAATAGCTTTTTTAAAAAACAAGGGTTCATCGTTTCGCAATCTTCTCCACTCTTCATCACTATGAAACGGGCAGTAATAACAGGCAGAGCGTGGAGGTTCAGGATAACCATTCTTTTTCATCCATTGCTTACAATGATGCCTATGCATTTGTAGTTCGATCAATGGAAACCTTAATTGAGTCCAGGGCTTCCTAGACTCTTTCATCCTCTGTAATTCATCGTAAGAAATTCCAATCCATTGAGTAACTTTTAAGTCTTTCTCACCTCGCTTGATGTTCGCTATTTCTTCGATCTTTTTCTCTATGGGCCTAATTTTATAGTCAGCAGTACAACTGCGGCCAAGTGCGGCTACGACTTCACCATCAGGCATTTTGCCAAACAGAGGAATGATCCGCTTCATGTATTTCTCGCCCTCTTTGTAATTCTTGGCTTTAGCTGTAGCAATGGCGGGGGTTAAAGACTTCTCGGTAAGACTACCCTTAGTTACTCGATAAACAGGGAATGGAAGCTCTTTCTCAAGCCAATCTAACCACTCATAAACAGAGTCAGGTTCTGCTTGTGTGTCTGCAAAAATCGCACAATCAGGCATCGGAGTAATCTCTCCCTTCGCCGCCATCAACGCCATTGTGGATGACTGCACACCCGCTCCTAAATTAATTACATTAATCATCCTCTCGCCTGTATCTCCATGCCCACCACTATCCCTTCTTTGAGCGTTTGGACCGGGATTTCTTTTTTACCCACACTGAACCCTTCCGTATCTCTTCCAACCTCTCTTGGCTTAATTTCAATGGTGGAGGACCCAATTTTTTCAAGTCGCACGGTGGTAATCTTTGCGCTGATAGTGGTAGCGCTCGCCCGTATTTTTTCCAATACATCGGATGATAACCCGGTGGTACTCTCACTTTGCATGACTCGCCTTTGCCTCAATCACTTCGCTGAATAAATCACAGCATCGTTTCTTTAACTCCGCATTCTCCCTCTCCAACTGCTCCACCCTCTTCTTCAGTTCCAGGTTCTCCTCGGATAAACGACCCACCCATTGGGGCCAACTCTCCGTCTTCTCCCCTGTTGGCTTATAAACATTCATTCGGGTTGAAATCCAATTACCTCCTCATCCAACCACTCCTCGATTGCCTCGACTGCGGCACTTGATAACTCCTCCGCATCCAAATCGGACTCATAAAACCAACGGTCCAGGAGATTCTTGGCTTCCACCTTATACTGCTCTTGTGCTTCTTTTTTGCTCATTTTTAAAATTCAATTCTGTTCGTGACTTGGGCATCCTGCGTGGAATATCCGTCCTCCAGGTATTTGCCGGACAATCAGGATCTCGTTCCCCCTCGCGGTAGCGTAACTCGCAATTCGACCAAAAATACCGCCATCCCCGGTTGACCTCCTCCGAACTAAGAAGAGTACCAAATAAATAATCCATATCATCCATCACATCCAAAGGGACATTTTCCATGTCCGGGTTTCGGGCAACTAATGCCAGGTATATGTTCGGGGTGCGGGTTTTTTGCACAGCCGCCTACTAATAATAAAAATAGAGCAATCCCAACCCACCGAGTGTCGTGGAGGTATCCTTGTTTTCCTATCGCCTTGCGGCCAAAAATTAGGATTGCTCTGAAAGTTTTTCCCATAAAGTTTTCCACGCTATTTCTGCGGTTTGGGGGATAACGCCGTTTCCGAGGAGTCTAAGTCTGTCCACGCGGTTGGCAGTTGCGTCCACCCCACAGGCAGACCCATCAACTGCTCCACCCAATTCGGATTGAGTTTCGCCTGTGCTTTCTTTGCTTTCGGAAACTCCTTCATGTGAGCTTGAGTTGGCAGCCCTACTGAGAACTTCTGCCCCGTCTTTCTCACATTCTCTCCCGTCCTCAGTATGTGGTTCTCTACATCCCTGTAATCTCGACTCTTTGGAGTCAACCACGACTCTTGGTTCTTCCCACTCGTACTGCTCTTCTCCGGGGCGGGCGGGCCATTGTGTATCTTCGCTTCCTCCGCCAATATCTTGCCCCCCGTTCCGGGCTTGCGACTGCCGGGGTTCCCGGCTCGCGGTGTGGGCCAATTCTGTTCCGCTATCTGTCGAGGTAACTGATCGTTCCTCTTTTTCCCGTCCTTGCGATCTTTTGCGAGCTTTGTCACCGAATCCTTCCAATCCCGTGAATTTGGTGTCACCCAATTGCTTCTCACTTCCTTGACTAAGGATGTTCTTCTTTTCGCACTTGGATTCACATTGCTCGAATCGTCCTCCAGGGGAGTAGGCCAGGATGAAGCATCGGATGCGTTGGTGAGGCGCGCCTGTTTCCTCCGCGATGAACAATCCCCACTCCGTTCGGTAACCATCTTC